CTAAAGAACATATTAGAACTATGTGAGAATGAAGATTTAAACATTACTACATTTGTATCAGAACCTTATGAACACGGTCATAAGATCACATTAGAGTTAGAGTGTGACGAGAGAGTGAAAGGAAAATGTTCGCAGTACAATGAAATACCAGTTGTTGTGTACAACGAAGATAACCCTAGCGATTATTGCGTAAGAGCAAAAGAACACCACACGACCGAACAAATAATGCGTGCAGAAAGAGAACATAAAGAAAAGTTTAATTTGTAGTTTAACCCTATGAAAGGAGATAAGTCATGAAAGTAGATTTAGAATTTAAAGATGTTAAAATATCATTCAATGCTGATATGAAAGACAACGTGGAATTTATGATCAAATCAGTATTAAAAGCACATGCAGAATATATCATAGACGCAACACCTAAAGTTATTTTAAGTGGAACAGGAGAACCTCCAAAGGGGTATAGTAGATAAAGGAGAAGAGTGTGAAGAAATATAGAGTTACAAGAAGTCAGATGGGTCCTGATGGCTATAACGAATACAAAGATACTAACTATACAGAAAATGAAGTGTTAGAAGGTATTTGTGTGTATAAATACGATAGCATCGTTGAAATAAAAGAACTCGAAGAAGATGATCCTGTTTATATAGCTTTTAAACAATCTAAAGATAAACATATAAAACAAGCAGAAGCAAATAAAAAAGCTAGACTCGAAAGAGAAAAACAACAGCAAGATGCTTATATAAAAGCAGAGTATGAAAAAAGGTTTAACTAAGATGATGATTAATTGGAAAGTAGCAGGGTGGAGAACGTGGGGGACTTACGAGTATAAAACAATTACCTCTACTGAACAAAACATACCAATTCATAAACACAAGTTAAGACACAGACTATTAGAAAAAGTAAAGCTTAGAAGGGTTTAAACTCCCTTCTTTTGTCATATAAAGGTTTTATGGTATAATGGATTTAGGAGGTGAGAGTATGAGTGCGAAGGCATTTAAAGATGAAAAAGAATTTATTAAACAATTTAAGAAATATATTGATCAATGTGTAAGTAAAGAAAGGTTCGCTAATATAGCAGGTTTCTGTGTATTTGCAGACATTACAAGGGAAACGTTTTATAAACAGAAAGAATATTACTCTGACACCTATAATAAGGTTCGTAATATGTTAGAGGATGAAACGTTGCAACACAATACTTACATGGCACAATTATACATTAAAAATACATTTAAATATAAAGATAAGCAAGAAATAGAGTCAAATAACGTTAATCACAACTTAAATGATGATGTATCGTCATTATCAGACAAAGAATTAGAAGAAAAGATAAAAAAACTAGAAAATAAGAATGGCTAGATTTCAACGGAAAATGCCAATCGCCCAGTAGGGGGAACACTTATGAATCGTAAAGACAAAGAACAACATTTAAGACTTCTATTAGAGAAGGAAAAACGCAAAGCTAGATCTGATTATTATTCTTATGTGGCTTATACTCACTCAAGAATATTTATGCATGCTAAACACATAAAATTTGTATGTTATAAACTTCAGAATGCCATAGATAAAAAGAAAAGAATGGTAGAAGGATTAGAACCTATGAAGAATCAGTATTTAGCTTTTAACGAACCACCAAGACATTCTAAAAGTATGAGTATAACCGAAACGTTCCCTAGTTATTACTTAGGACATTTCCCGGAAGATAGAACAATAGAAGCTTCTTATGGTTCTTTGTTTGCTCATAAGTTTGGGAAAAAGAATAAAGAAAAGATTCAACTGTATGGGAAAGAACTATTTGATATAGAATTAGAAAAAGGTAATCAATCTACAACGGATTGGGGAATTAATGGTACTAGGGGTGGTATGATTTCTAGAGGTATCTTAGCCGGAATAACTGGCGAAGGTGCTGACTTGATGATTATAGATGATCCGATAAAAAATAGAGAAGAAGCAAACTCCGAGACTTATAGGGAAAAACTATGGCAAGAGTGGATTGATACTCTTTCTACAAGATTACACCCAGGTGCTATAGTGATTGTTATATTAACTAGGTGGCATGAAGATGATTTGCAAGGTAGATTATTAAATCCGGAGTATGGAAGGGTTTTGCCTTGGGACGTTTACAACCTACCGTTAGAAGCTGAAGAAGATGATATACTTGGTAGGAAACCAGGAGAACCTCTATGGCCTGACAGATATGGATATGATTTCATAGAAGAACGTAAAAATTATCCTAATTCATTCAATGCATTATATCAAGGTAGACCAACAGCACAAGAAGGAAACATGATTAAACGTGAATGGTTTGAGAATGATATAAACTGGTATATTCCTACTCCTGAGTTTTTAAACAAAATGCCTATATTGTGTATGAGCGTTGATGCAACCTTTAAAGATACTTCGAAAAGTGATAAAGTAGATATACAGATATGGGGTAAGGCTAGAAATAGTTTTTACTTAGTAGATAACATGAATGCTAGAATGGATTTCTTAGCAACGTTACAAGCGATTAAGAACTTTAAAGCACAATATCCTAATATTGGTATGATCTTTGTAGAGGATAAAGCAAACGGTTCTGCTATTATAAACGTGTTGTCACAAGAACTTACAGGAATAGTACCAGTTAATCCATTAGGTGGTAAAGAATCAAGAGTTCAATCTGTATTACCTTATCTAGTAAGTAATGTTAAACTACCTAGAAACAAAAGCTTTACTCAATCGATGTTGCAAGAATGGTACGCTTTCCCTAATGGTACTCATGACGATAGTGTTGATAGTATGACGCAAGCAATATCACAAATGATTTACTTTTATGGAGAAGTCGAAAGAGAACAGATTGGTTATGATACATTCTTCGGCAAGAAGAAAAAAGACGATAACACATTATGTGGTGATTTTTATTAAGGAGGACTAATGCTAATACTAAACATTATTGTATTAATGCTAGTAGCTTTATTTATTGGTTATTATCTAGGCAAAGGTAAAATAGAAATAACTAAGACCATGAATAAAGAAGATAGCGCTAAATACTTAGAACTACAACAAGAAATGGTAAAGAAACAAAATGAAGCAATGGAAAAGGCTAATAAATTGAGTAGAGATTTAGGATTGGAGGTGTAACGTGCCTAAAGAAATGAAACTGAAGCCTAACGAAGAATTTCAGAGTCTTCAAGATTATCGTAACTACAAATCATCTAATGGTTTATACGATATTGCAAGAGAGAATGAAAAGTTTGTTGTGGGTATTCACTGGGATGGAGTAGAATCTAAGAACCTTAAGCAAACCACATACAACATGATAGGTCAGACACAAGAGGTTAAGAATGCATCTATACTCGCTAATGAGTTAAGTATGCGTAGACGTGCTAATAAGGTTGATGACAAACACGAGAAAACTCAAGAAGCTATTGAAGCCTTTAACTTGGCTGATAAGCAAAACTGGGATAGACTAGATGTTAACACTATGAATGAAATGGTAGTGTATGATGGATCTATTCAAGGTCTAGGCGTTTCTTATTGGTGGTGGGATGATACTATTCAAACAGGTAATAAGTATTCTACAGACGGAGATATCAACGGTAAAACTATTAATTCAATTGATTTATACGTTGCTAATCCTATTGAAACAGATATTCAAATGCAAACTAAAGTTAAACTTACTGTAGATATGACGGTTAGTGATGCTAGAGCGTATGCTAAGAGTAAAGATGTACCCGAAGATCAAGTAAGACAGATTGTTGCTGATGATGAAGGCAGAAGTTACAGAGCGTTTGAAAAGTCAGAGAATGACGAGTCAACTGGTAAAGGTGATAAACTTACTACACTATTAATCAACTTTGAGAAAAAAGAAGGTGTTTGGTACAAGTCAGAATCATTTAGAGATGTAGTAGTAGAAGAATGGTTTGATACTGAATTAGAATTACTACCAATCGCTATATTCCCTTATAAGCTTAGAAAGAACTTTATATATGCTGAAGCTGAAATGACTAGATATATTGAGAATCAAAAGGTAGCTAACACACAAGCTGCTGCAAGACATTTACACGCTGTATTAATGGCAGTACCTAAAGTATTAGTCAATGAGAATATGATTAACTCATTCACAAATGCAATCGGTGGAGTAAATAAAGTTAAAGTAGCACCACAAACACAAATCAGTAACGCTATGACTTTTGTACAACCTACAGCAATGACACTAGATGTTGATAAGAGTATTGATGATGCAATCAGACGTACACAAGACTTAGCAGGTGTTAACGAGAATATAAAAGGCGAAGCTAGACCTGAGAACGCAGCTGCATTAATGACTCAGATCAAACAGGCTACCATTCCTATCGAATCATATAAACGTAGATTACAAAGATATGTTAAAGACGTTGGTTTAATTTGGGAAGAGTTTTACAAGAAGAAGTATAACATTACTAGAGTTGTAGCAGACGAAGAAGGAAACGAAGTTAAATTTACTGGTACAGACTTTGCAGATATTAACTTAAATACTACTGTAGATGTAGGACCGTCTCAACAATGGTCTGAAATTGTATCATTCCAAGCATTAAAAGATTTATGGACTATGCAAATTATCACTGAACCAAATCAAGTCTTAGAAAGATTACCTGAGAACTTAATCAAGGATCAAGATGGATTAGTACAAGAGAATCAAAACGAAGCTATGTTAAATCAATTAATGTCAATTGCAATATCTTCACAACCGCCTGAAGTACAACAACAGTTTGCAGAGATGCCTACGGAAGAAAAGAAAGAGTTTATTAACAACTTGTTAGGAGGTCAATAATGAAATGTGAATACTGCGAAAAAGATTTGTGGGTATCTAGTTCTAAAATGGAATCACCTAAAGATACAGAAACAGTTACATGCGTTCAAAAGCTTGTTTGTGTAAATCCTGATTGTGAGATATATTCAGGTACTGATTTAACAAATCCTAAACAGATAGCTAAAACTATAAGAACTGCTATGAATCAGGAGGTTTAGATGGAATATCAAGGTAAAAAGATTTGTGGTATAGAAATATATGACGAAACTGATAACAATAAAATTATTGCTAGTATCTGTGATAAAAAAACAGAAACAATAAACGGATATAAAATAAGAGTTATTCCATATACTGAAGAAGTAAAGGCGAATGATTAATAGTATATTTGTAAAACGTTCGGTTTTATGGTAAAATGAGGTGAATATGATTAAACATGCGTTAATGATTAAAGAAACATATGAATTAGTACAAGAAACAGAGGAAATAACCGAGTACAATGAAGTTAATCCTTATCAGAGGGCTATAGAGTCTCTAAGGGATAAATACCCTCATATGAAGATTATAAGCACTAAGACGCTAATAGACGTTTTTATGGAATTACAATTCCCTGTATTGTCAATCAAATATGATACGGAGGGGTTATGCGTGAACTAAGATGTAAAAAGTGCAACAAGGTAATAGCGAAAGTTAAAGATACATCTGATAGAGTTTACGGCGAAACAATTATTGAAATAAAGTGCAAGTGTGGTTATTACAACAAAATAGAATTACACTAAAGAGTGCCTAGAGCGCCATTACTTAATTGTAGTGGCGTTTTTATATATTTATATCCTATGCCAAGGATCAAACAAGAAAGGAGTCATATGCCAATGACTATTGAAAGATTTAATTTACAACTCTTTAACGATGAAAATTTCGTAGAAGATGTAACACCGGAAGAAGATGTAGACACTAGTGAAAATACGCCAATTGACACAGAAGAAACAGCAGAATCCGAAGAACCTGATTACAGTGAAGCGAACAAAGAATTTCTATCAAGATTTAAAGTACCATTCAACAAGAACAAGAATGGAGAACAAGAGTTTAAATCATTTGAATCATTAGAAGAACTAATGGAAGCTGCACAATCAGGAAGTGCTTTACCTAAGTACAAACAGAAAGCTAGTGAATATGAGGAGAAGTTAAACAATCCTTTATATAAATGGGCTGATGAGTGGATGAAGGGACAAGGTTTCGAAGATGGCAATGATTTTGTTAAAGCTATCAAAGTCAACGAGAAAATGAATGATTACATCAACAACGGTATGTCAGAAGATGCTGCTAGGCAAGCTGCAGAAGATTATGTAGGTAAAACTTACGGTAATCAAACAGATGCTAAATCAAAAGAAATTAACAAGTTTCTAGATTGGCACCAAGGCAAAGTTGAAAAAGGTGTATTCGACAATAACATTGATCCTGATAATTTACCTGAAGTAGTAGTAGAAGCTTACAAGAATGGTGAATCATTAAAAGAAGCATATCAAGATTATATGTTAGAACAAATTAAGTTCAAGACGGAACAGGACACTTTGAAAAAGGTGACTAAAAATAAAGAAACATCTACTGGTGATATCGCTAAACAATCTGCTAAAGCAAATCAAGACTTAACACCTAAACAAGTTAACAAGTTGTTAGATGGTATGAGTGATTCAGAGCAAGAGAAGTGGGCCGATAAGAACTGGGAGATGTTAGAACGAATCAAATATTTTGGTTAGGAGGACTAAAACATGGCAGTAAATAATTTTAAACCCGTATTATGGTCAAAGAAAATTTTAAAGGAATTAGATAAGAAACAAATTCTTGTTAACAACTGTTCGCAAGATTGGTCAGGAGAAATCAAAGGTGTTGGATCTAAAGTTAAGATTAACTCTATTAACGAACCAACTATCGGCGATTACGTACCAAACGTAACAGTAATTACACCTGAAGAAATCAAAGATGAATCTAGAATGTTAGAGATTACTGAAGCTAAATACTTCGCTTATATCCTTGATGATGTAGACGAAAAACAAGCTACAGACGGTGTATTCTCAGAAGCTAATAGAAAAGCTATCATCGGATTAAAGAACGCATCTGAAGCATTTGTAGCTGGTAAATTCTCAGAAGGTGGAAACACTGTAACAGAATTATCTTTAACTACAGGTAACTTCTATTCAACTATGATGGCAGCTAAAGAGTACTTAATGGAAAACAACGCAGAAGACGAAGAAATTTGTTTAGAACTTAACCCTGCAGCGTTTACTAAAGGTGTACTTGCTAATATCGTATTTAACCAACAAGATAATGGCGATATGATTACTAAAGGTACTTACTCTCAATTACTAGGAATGATGGTTTATGTTTCTAATAACATTCCTCAAGTAAGAACAGATCAAGATATCGTACAAGCTACATGCGTTATGAGAACTAAGCAAGCTATCGCATACGCTCAACAAATCATGAAAACTTCAATTTACGAACCTGAGTCAAGCTTTTCTAAAGCACAAAAGGGTTTACACGTGTATGGTGCTAAGACAGTTAAGCCTAGAGAAATGGTTACACTAGTGCTTAAAACAGCAGCTGAGACTACAATTTAATTAATAGAATAGGAGGAAAGTATTAATGGCTGATTTAACAAATGTATTAACAGTAAGAAACGGTGGTAGTGCAGATGTAACTGCTGATGCAGGTGCAGCTTCTCAAACTATCGTATATGAAAGATCAGATGAAAACATTGTAATCCGTGTTGCTAATGCAGATGCAAACACAGCAGGTGTTACAGTACAAACTAATGGCTTTGGTGGAGAGCAAGCTGATAACTTAGTAGTATCAGTAGCACAAAACGAAGTTAAGTACATTGGTGCTTTAGAATCAATGTATTACAAAGACCCAGCTACTCAAAAGGTTACAATCGAAGTATTAGACCCTGACGGTACAGCATTTAGTGGTACTGAATCTAACGTAACATTTGAAGTAATCGAATTACCAAAATCATTAACTGATTAATAAACACTTAGGAGGTGGGGGTTTAACCTCTACCTTCTTTTTATTTAGGAGGAAATATGAAACTAAAAAGCAAAGTACCTAATCGAGTAGTTAACAGAAGGGTTAACAGATTCGGTCGATGGTATGTCGTACAATGGTTTAAATTTGATGATAAAGGCTATGCTGATATTGATGAATCTAAGCTAACTAAAAGCGACATTAACAAACTTAAGGCTAAATTTGATGTTGTAGAAGAAGATCTAAAAGACTTAGGATACAAAGAACTACAAATTAAATACGCTGACAAAACAGGTAAATCGGCTGTAGGGATGAAGAAGAAAGATATATTGAAAGAATTGGAGGGTTAATATGTACATTCAATTAACAGATGATAGAAGTTTTAGTATTTACTTATCAACAGACACAAAGCCTACTGATGGTATTCCAAACGGAAGAATAGCACTAGAAGTAGATACAGGAACATGGTATGTATTTTACGAAGGAACTTGGTATGCTCAATAAGGAGGTGTTACTATGGGATTCAAGAATAGTGGATTTCCTGATTTCAGATTCAACCCTTTAGGATTCAGAACTACAGGACCATTAAGATACTTGATTAGAAACTGTGGTCTTGAGTCTTATTCTAAAGGTGTAACAGACGGTGTATTAATAGATAAAGTAGGTAAAACAGGTACAGAATCATCTAGAGAAGCAGTACAAGGTAGGACTATATTGGGTGATGGAAGTACTTATTTAGATACTACTATTGTACCTAATCAGAATACTATACTGAGGGTATGGGGGAATTTTAATAGTTTGACAGGTGGGCAACGATTTGGAACGAGAGTTAGTACTACTAGTAATATGTATTTCTTTGGTATATCAGCAACCATAGAATGGCAGTTCGGATGGGAAAATGTTGGTGCGTTTGCAGTAGCAGCCGACACGGATTTTCATAAATTCGAAATAAATGGTGGCAAATTTCTTATAGATGATGCTGTTGTATATGATTTTTCATCAACACCACTAACATCGATAATAACTACTTTAGATATTTTAGGTTTAAATCAAAACGGAAGCCATGTTAATCAATGTGACTTCGACCTAGACAAAGCTGAAATAGTACACAACGGCATAACTTACACCCTAGACATCAACCCTGACAACAACGAATACGCGTTAATCCCTGATGATAATTCACCTCAGATAGATGTACAACAATTCTTAGCACCAGCAACACCTACTGAGATTAACATTACTAACGAGGATATACGTGACTTGTATGGGTATACCGTA